TTAAATAAGGTTGATTGCTTCAATTAGTTTTTCTATATAAATATGACCATAAACATTTTCCCCTAAATCCATCTTGCTTTTATGCCCCATAATTTTCTTTCTTACAGTTGGGTTACAATCAGCCATAATCAAAAGACTATTGCAAGTATGCCTTGTTTCATAAACTGTATAATCCAAATCAAGCCTTTGCATAAACGGTGTCCAGTAACGCTTTCTGAAATTGTCATAACCCATAAATTCACCGTTTACATTGGTTATTGCATATTCACATTTAGAATTGTTTATTGCTTCCTTCCAAAGCGGTAATACTTTATCAGCAATAGGAACAATGCGGATTCCTGATTCTGTTTTTGATTTTCTGACTTGAAACCATTGTTCATCCAAATGCACATCTTCCTTCTTTAGATTAAATAGTTCATTTGGTCTTACACCACTGTAAATCAGCATTAGAACTATATGGGCAACAAAATCAGAAGATGAAGAAGCCCATATCCTTTCAATATGTTCAGGAAAAATCAAATCAGTTTCACCACTAAAAATATCTATCGCCGGGATGTTCAGGCGGTTTTGTTTAATATGGATTATTATGCTGAAAAACTGCAAGATATGCTTATCAATAAAACCTATATTGCAAGCCAGCCTACCTATGTTGAAAAATACATACCTTCAGCCGGAAAAACAAGAGTTATTGCAATTCCAAAGTTTTTCCCTGATTTATGTATTCAATGGGCTGTTATGCAGATTTTAGAACCCTATTTTACAAAGGGTGCTTACTATTATTCTGTTGGCAATATGCCCGGTAAAGGAACAAGGTTTGCGAAAAAAGCAGTTGAAAAGTGGGTGCAAAACGATTATAAGAATACTAAATACTGTTTAACCATGGATATTGAAAAATTTTATCCTTCTGTTAATCTTGGTATTCTTAAAAATATGTTACGCAAACACTTTAAGGATAGAGATATTCTATGGCTGCTTGATGAAATTATTGATGTTCAGGATAAAGGCTTACCCATAGGCTATTATTCATCAACATGGTTTTCAAATTTCCTTCTTCAAGATTTAGATCATAAGATTAAAGAAGAATTTGATGGTGCAGCTTACTATATTAGAAATGTTGATGATATGAACATCTATGGTTCAAACAAAAGAAAGCTGCACAGAATAAGAATTGCTATTGAAAATTATCTTAATAGCATAGGCTTACATCTGAAGGATACATGGCAAGTGTTTAAATACGGTGCAAACAGGGTTACTGATTTTGTTGGCTATCGTTTTTATAGAACACATACCTTATTAAGAAAGAAGATTGCCCTGAAGATAAAAAGAAATGCTAAAAAGATTTCTAAAATGGCAAAAGTAACCGCCCATGCTGCTTTGTCTTTGATGTCAATGCTTGGGTGGTCAAAGCATTGTAACTGTTATAATTTTTACCAAAAGAATGTAAAAAACATTGTTAATATTGATTATCTGAAAGGGGTTATAAGATATGAGAGCAGAAAACGGGCGGTTGAAATCAACAAGTTATATGCAACCATCAGAAATAGATGTTCTTACTTCATCTGATGGAACAGCAATAATAACTTTTGCTGAAAACATTGAAACAATGGTGAAACCTGAAAAGAAAAAGAAATCCAGCCCACGCAGAAAAATTGAACCGGCTATTGAACTTGAAACAACTGATGAAACAGAACCATCAGTTGTTTTTGTTTTTGATTCTTATTCCATAACCGTTCCAAATCGTGAAGGGCTTGAAGCAGAAGTAAGGGCAAATCCTGAAAAATGGTTGCAGCTTGCAAAGCAGAAGGAATATGATTTCCTTGCTTCAGAAGTCAGGGCAAAAAGGGATGAACTTCTTGCTGAATCAGATGGTGCTTTCTGTATTGACCGCATTGTTAATGATATGAAGAATATTTCCGCAACAGCCTTTACAAACAAACTGAAAGAGTTATCAGCAAGTGGTATTGCTGCATATCGTCAGGCATTAAGAGATTTACCGGAACAGCCGGGCTTTCCTTATAATGTAACATTTCCTATCAAGCCATAAAGATGGCTTATTTTTATGCAAATCTTTATGAAGGGGGTAATGTTATATGAACAATGAAGAAATTGCAATCAAACTTGAAAATCACGAAAACCAAATAAAAAGCCTTAAACACCGTATGGATGAAACTGAAAAAAATAACGGTGCTTTGCTTGAATTAAGCACTTCTGTCAAAATCCTTGCCACAAATATGGAACATATGGCAAAGGAACAGGAAAAACAGGGTAAAAGGCTTGAAAGGCTGGAAAGAGAACCGGCTGAAGAACACAAGTATTATAAGCGGACTATTCTTGCTTGTATCATCACAACAGTGGTTGGTGCATTGCTGGGCGGTCTGCTTACAATGATAATTCATTAAAAAGGGGGGGTTGAAAACCATGAACGCTTTTAAGGAAGCACTTGCAAAAGTTGGTGTAACAAAAAACACCATCAAACGGGCTGGCAGAACCTTCATTCAGGCTGCTGTTTCTTACATAGGTGTAAACCTTATTGTAATTGATTTCACAACTGGAAAAGAAGCCTTGAAGTCAGCCTTAATCGGACTTGCAGTATCATCCGTTGCAGCCGGAATTTCCGCTGTAATGAATCTTGAAAGGAACGGTGAAGAAAATGAGTAAAACAAATACAGGATTAGTTGCCTATGCAAAAGCCCAGTTAGGAAAACCCTACTGGTATGGTACATTTGGAAATACATCTTCCTATGCACTTTATAAATCAAAGAAATCACAATACCCGGATAATTACAGATGGGATTGTAAAGATAACCAGCCCGGAACAAATCCTTCAAAGCAGCTTGGGGTTAAAGTTCACGATTGCGTTGGCTTAATCAAGGGCTATCTTTGGTGTGATTCTGCTGAAGGCTCACCGAAATATAACAGTAAACAGGATGTATCCGCAAACGGTATGTATTCAGTTTGCACAAGAAAAGGTACAATAACCACCATGCCTGAAGTTCCGGGCGTGCTTGTGTTTATGGATCACCATGTAGGTGTTTATATCGGTGATGGATATGTAATTGAAGCAAAGGGGCATAAATACGGTGTTGTTAAAACAGCCTTAAAAGGAAGGGGCTGGACTAAATGGGGATATTGTCCTTATATTACCTATGAAGAAGCACCGAAAAAGCCCACCACGCAGCCCACAACAAAACCTTCTTCATCAGGCAAGAAAACTGTTGCTGAAATTGCAAAAGAAGTAATTGAAGGCAAATGGGGAAACGGTGATGAAAGAAAGAAAAAACTTAAAGCAGCCGGTTATGATTATAACGCTGTTCAGAAGGAAGTTAATAAGCAGCTTTCTTCAGGTACAAAGAAAAAATCAATAACAGAGATTGCAAAAGAAGTTATTGCCGGTAAGTGGGGCAACGGTGCAACACGCAAAGCAAAACTTGAAAAGGCTGGTTATAACTATCTTGAAGTACAAAAGGAAGTCAACAGACTTCTTAAATAA